AAAATAAACAAAGACAGAATGCTTGTTACATAAAATTAGCATTGTTAAACAATAAATAAAAAAAAATAAAGAGTATATTTCAACTCTTTATTTTAGATATGGATTAGAACCCAGCAATTCTTAGTAGGTTGCTTATATGATTTCCTACTACAGCAGCTGCAGCTGATACAGGTTCTTCAGCATTAACATATTTAGAATTTCCATCAACACCATCTTCTAATTGAGCTATTGTAGAAGTTTCTACTAAAGTATTGATAGCTTCTCCAAATGAAGACTTACCAAATTTAGAAGCTAGATTAGTACCTATCTTTTTATCAGAAGATTCTTTAGATGATACGGGTGTAACTCCTTTTGGTAATTCTATTGTGTTTATTGTAGACGCTCCTGAAGCCACTGCTTCTACTGCTGAGTCTATAAGCTCATTCATAACTGGACTGTTTGAAGAATATCCTTTTAGATATTCTAAAGCTGCGTCCTTTATGTCTTTAGGTAGCTTTGCTATAAGTTCTAATGTTTTTTCCTTGTCTTTTCCAAATCCTGCTTTTTCTTTTCTAGTTATTACCATATTATATCACTTCTCCTTTTATTAATTAATCATCATATCTTGGATCATAATCTTCTTCTACACAACCATCGTCTACACATATTCCCATTTCATTCATAATAGCGTCAATACAACTTTGTAAATGAGCTATCTGATTTTCAATCCTATTCAGAGATATCTCTGTATTTATATCCATATAACCTCCTTTTATAATCCAAATTTAACTACTAATATTTTACATAAATCTTTATACACTACAAATAAATCCCAATCACCTACATACTTATCATACTTTCCATTTATTGTATTCTTAGCTCTTGTTATTGGATCTTCATCATAATCTTTTCCAGAAAGCATTTTAAGCGTCTTATCGACAGCACGCATCTTACGTAATTCAATCATCACTTGATCTTGTGTCTTTTGCAGGTTATTCATGTCATTATTCACCCCATTATTAAATACTTTGTCTCCTATTGATCTTAATAAGTCAAACATATTATTTACCTCCATATATTTTAGCTATATCATCAAATAGTTCATGTGCATACTTAACCACTTTTTCATTACCAAATGTATAGTCATATTTATACATTTCAGTTACTACGTCTATATATTCATGACCTGAAGGTAAATGAAGTCCCATTTTCCATATATAAGTTATTATTATATGATATTTTGGTAAACCTATGTACCTATTATATAGCTGTACTAATATAGTTTCTACAGCCTCTATACTATTATAAAGATCACTATCTTTATCTAGATCTTTACATAATAATACAAGTAGACTAGTACATGCATTATGAACACACACTAACTCGTATAAAGAATAATCGCTTATAAGTTTAGTCTTATCTACTTTATCCAATAGATCATAGCATTCTTCTTCAGACATATTACTTATCTTAAGTGCTTCAAATTCTCTCTTAAGTGCATGCATATCTGCAGTATTCGGAATTGATTTCATTAACCAATTTTCATACGAATGTCTACATACGACATACAGATCAAACATGCTTTTAATCTCTTTTGGATTATTCTCGTCTTCTACTACCATTTTAAACTCTTTCATTTTATTCCTCCTGGTATTTTCGTTATAAAAAAGTTACCCCACAATAGAAACCGATTTTACTCTGTCTCTAAAGTGGGGAGTTGTCAACCTACTCTATTTAATATTATCGTGTTTAACTGATCTTACAACTTCACCAGAAAGTTGTGTATTACCTACGTATTGTAATGATCCATTAGGACTTACTTCTATTCCTCTATGAACTACATCTATACCTGATGTAGAAGTGAATAGATTGAATCCAAATGGTTTATACATAGTATTAGTTCTATAAGTCCAACTTGGAAGTAGCATAGTTAAATTATATGCATTATTTCCTGGATAAGTTCTTACGAATTCTTCCATAGCTGTAATATAGTCTTCAAATGCTTTATCAATAGCAGAAGCTATTATATCAAGCGGATCCTTACCACTTATAGCCAATATATTAGAACCTGGATGCATTATACTATAGTTGCTGCTAAATCTAGTCTTTAATGTCTCATTTTCTATTTCCATAACCTTTACTCCTGGAGTATTTCTATACTCATTTATAACAGCGTGAACTTCATCATAAGTTCCTGTTACTAGTTGTGGAATAGTAGTAATTAAGTTAAGATCCTTAATTACGATACAAGTAAAGCAGTAGTCTCCGTGTTGTTTTACTGGAGTATAAACTATTAGTCTCTTTTGGTTCCAGCTGTCAACATCATTCATTCTTGCATATTCTGCAATCCCTCTGTATAGGCAAATTACTAATTCTAAATCATTCATTCTTAAATACCTCCTCTTAAAAATGCTTTAAAGTCTTCATGAAGTTCTAATATATTGAACTTATTAATGATATCAGAGAATTTCTTTGCTTTAGTATCTGATATCATATCAGTAACTATTTTATTGAATTTTCCAGAATTATTTACATTCTTAATTCCTTCTTTGTTCATATAGTTAACTACAGCTCTAAAGAAATCATAAAGATGATTTTCTTTCCCAGCAGCATATCTAGATTTTTGTGTAGTTGCTACTGGTGCTACTTCTGGAGTATCTTTTGCTATGATTTCATCTATAACTTTATCAAAAGTTACATAATCTTTAGCCAATAGATCTTTAAGTCCAGCATTGATCTTTTCAGCAAACACTTTAGTTACAGGATTCATATCTTTATCAACAGAAAGCTTTCTGTTTTGTACTAAAGACTTTAAATGATTTATAGCTGCATCTGTAGATGATGAATCTGGTAATAGATTTAGTATATCAGTAAATATACTAGCTAATTTAGCAGTTGTAACTGTATTTGCAGACTTTGCAAAGTTACTATTGATAGAAATTCCCATTAGTGATGGAACTTCTACTGGATTACTGAATCCATAATTTGATGTTACAGCTGGTTGAACAACTGTAGCTTGATTATATGATGGAGTAGTAACTGTATTATAACCATTTACGACTCCTGCGTTATTACTTCTTGATTGAAATTTCATTTATATCTTCCTCCTTATATTCCCTTAAGTGCATTAAATAACATTGCCACTTCAGCATCTGGCATTTGAATGTATCTTTCCATAACTTGTCTAAAGAAGATCAAGTTATTTGCTTCAGCTAATTCTGCATACATATCAAGTCTATTAGTTTGTAATGTAAGAGCTCTTAGATATAACATTGATACCAAGTGTCTTATTATTACATTATCAAAAGTTTGTGGAGCTCTTGATAATATAAAGTTCATCATTTCTTGATAGAATTGACTATATGCTTTAAATCCACCTTGCATTACCACAGGCATATCAAGTAATTCAGGTATAGCAGATATAATAATACTAGCACTTCTAGTCATATAATTATTCCAAATAGCTATCATATCTGATTCATGAGTTACATTAATAGCTCCTCTAGTAGCATTATAGATATCATTCTTAAGTTCCACTATACTATTAACGTTTAGTGGATTAAGTGGAAGCCAGCTAAATCCATGTATTAAGTTCATAATATTTACTTCAGGCATGTGTTCTCTGAAGTATTTATTAAATACATTTTGATCTGCTACTTCAGTAGGAATAGCTACAGATACAGTTACTTCTGATCCTATAGCTAAATCACAATTTGGATTAGTACATCCATATTGACCACCAATATCCATCAATGTATCAGAAGATACGTTTTTACCAAGTATAAATGGAACATACACTAGGCTATGTTGATGACAATGTGGACATTCTGGATAATCTAATTGACCATAATTATTAGTAAATACTGGTATTACAGATCCCATATCAAATAATATCAAGCTATCTGCATTTGTATTGAATCCGTAGTTTCTTGGTTCTCTAGTAATAGATACGTCTGAAGCTACAAAATACTTTGATAGTATAGATATTATTCTGTTGTATTGAGACGCATAGATTTCATTGTTATTTACATAAATAGGGAATATGTCAGCAGAAGATTTGTCTCCTCTAACTTGTCTTTCTCTATTATAGAAATCTCTGAACTTAGCATCATCCTCATAATGTTTTCCAAGTTCTTGTCTTATAACAAACGGATCTCCATCTTCTACTTCAGCCAATGCAAAAAGTGTAAGATCTGTTCTGTTGATAAGACCTTTTTCTGAAAGTTCTTTAAGTTTTTCACTACAAGCAACTTCATTAATGTTATCTTGTATACCATTTAGATCGCATGCAATTTTATATACGTATCTTCCAGTCGGTTCCATGACAACTAATCTCTTTTGACCTCCATATACAGAAAGTCCTTGTTGAGTCAAGAAGTTTGCTAACTTCTCTCTAGTTTGGTAATTGATCATTGTGCTTAGCTCAGCTTCAAAGCACTTTAACATTTTCTTAATGTTCATTCTAATTCCTCCTTAAGTTAATTAATATTTTATAATAGTGTAAACTATCCAAAGATATATGGTTATCGTTTTACTAAAATAACTGATAACCATATAAGATTCGATAGTCTACATTATACTAATAACTGCATCATCCTTTGACGCATGTACGTTTAGATAAGCATCAGCAGGTAATGTAAGTACCATATCTATATTATTTTCTGGTAAACCAAATGAAGCTCTTACTTTTGTACGAGTAGCATTTATAACATTAGCATGATAATACAGTAATGCCTTTGCTACTGCTGGTGCAAAGTTAAGTCTTCCCATATGATCATAATAATCATATAATAAGTTTACGTCTATTCTAGAATTAATGATATTAAGTAATTTCTCTGCAGTCATATTAGGCAATAATCCTGTAATGAAATTAGTCATTTCTTCTGTAGAATAGTTTGCATTGAATATTATAGAAGCATCATCATTCATTATATATTCAGTTGCAAATTTGTAAAGAGCATCGCTCATCAATATACTTGATGTGATTTCTGGTATGAATCTCTTTACAGAGTTTAAGAATTGTTGCTTTGATATTCTAGTCCCAATATCGAATTCAGGTATCCAGAATTCTTTAAAGTTACTCATATATATATCCCCAGCATGCGTAGTTACGTTCAATATTCCGCTTATACAATAAGTCAGACCTGATTGTACCCACATACTATACATCTTTTCAATGTTATCCACATAGATATTCATATCTGGATATAGAGATACGATATTATTAAGTAGTTCTTCTAAACCAGTTCTGTATTCTTCTAGACTTAAAGAAGCGTCTATTTTACCTGGCATAGGAACCATGTGTCCTAACTGTACTAACTGAGCATTTCTATTATATACTTCTATAAAGCATGGGTGTATTCTATCTTGCTCTACAGGAACAGTAATTACCCCATTGCTAACAACAGGGTAATACTCAGTTATTCTAAAACTATTTCCTACTACATTAACATTATGTAGTTCTGTTATACTTATGTACATATTAATCCTCCTCTATCTTTACTTTATTAAGAATAGATTATTCTTCCTTTAGCTTGACCACCTTGGTTTTTAGCTGGAATAGTTGCTGCTTGCATTAATCTAGCTTGTTCTGGTGTAAGTCCTCTATATGGATCATTTTGCATTTGAGGTGTTAACCAAGAAGCTAGTTGTGGATTAACACTTTGCGCTTGCATAGCATATGGATTTTGAGTTAATCCTTGAGTATAATTATATCCACCAGTTGTAACACCATATCCATTTGGAACTAAACCATTATTTTGAGGCCCTCCATTTACTATTGGAGCAACAGATGTATTAAAAGCATTTATATTTGTTGGTTGCCCATTGTATATAGGTGCTTGCATACCGTAGTTAGGTGTTCCATTGTATATAGGTTGCGCTGGTTGTTGTACTGGCATAGTTACAGGTTGATTTACATTAAATCCATTATAACCTTGGTTCATATTATATCCATTATTTACAGCAGGCATCATTGGATTATATACATTAGGATTAGCAAATCCATTATTAAATCCAGGTTGAGTATTCATTACTGGTGCTTGATATCCATTATACATTCCATTATTACCGAAGTTATTTATAACTGGTACTTGAGTATTATATCCGTTATTAATCATAGGTTGTACTTGATTATTAGCAGTATACATACTGATGCCATTATTACCAAAGTTGTTTATAGCAGGTGTAGCCATTGTATTGTAGTTATTATAACCATTATTAAATCCATTATTTACAGCTGGTGTAGCTTGTAGTTTTGCACTCATAGCTGCTACTTGTGCTTGTAATGCTTGAATTTGTTGTTGCATCATAGCTATTTGAGCTTGTAGTGCTTGAATTGTAGCATTACTATTATTATTTACATTATTCATCATATTATTTCCAGCCATATTATTAAATCCTTGTCCATTCATTTGAGCAGAATATACATTAGCCATTTGTGCAGCTGGTGACATGTTGTTAACTGGTTGAGTCATACCATTACTCATTGCTGTTGGTATTCCAGCCATAGCCATACCTGCAGATGTCATACCGTTATTCATCATTCCATTATTCATTCCTTGTGCTCCGATTCCAAATCCTTCCATTCCTTGTAAAGTTTTTCCCATTTCAATTCCTCCTAAGTTATTATTATTTAAATTATTATTATTAGTTACCAATTCAGCTCTCCACACATTATCATGCTCAGAAGATACTTTATATCTTACATGTGCTGGAAAGCCGTTCCACATTCCAAAATCAATTCTATCAGACGTTCCGTACACAGAAGGTTGCATAAATCCTCCTCTAGATTTTATACTATCTTCTATTTCTTTTCTACGCATTGAGTAGATTTCTTGTAGTAAAGGTATAAATCTACCTTGTACTATGTAAACTCTTCCATCCGCGTATTTTACAGCTATCTCATTAGAGTTTATATAATAGAACTCTTCTGTACACGCAAAGTTTGGAAGTCCGCATAAATGCCCACTACCTATAGATATATCTCTATCTATCATAGGATCATTATAAACCGCTACTGGTGGAGTTGATGGAACTCCTACTAATCCAGTTGTAGAGAAGTTATTTGAATATTGTGGCATTCCTACTACTGATGGAATTCCACTTCTATCTCCAGCTAAAAGCTTTTTATATCCGCTATCATCTGCTTTTGGAAACAGATTTGTACCAGGTGTTCCGTCTCTATGTACTACAGATGGTTTCACTTTGCTTTGTGTAGCTGGAAACGTAACTGTATTTGTACTTGCGTCTCCCCAAACAGAACCAGAAGCTTGTAAAAATGCTCCAGACTGATCAGGGTTTATTCCCACGTTTTGCTTCAATCCTGCCGTAGCTTCTATTGCAGCAGCATTGTTTTCTAATCTAACCATTTCATTTCCTCCTAAATTATTATCTCTTACTATTTGATCTTCAAGAAACATTATATCTTTATGTCCCATTGGATCTACCTTATCTCCGTGTTTTGCATTTATCCTATCTAACATATTCACGACTATTTCTTGGCCAGAGACATGATCTGAATATTTATATAAAGGATGTGTAGTAAAGTACTCTATTGCCATAGAAAGTGCTGTGGCTGTATAGATATACTCTGTCATATTAGGATTAATAAATCCTACATAAGCCAAGTCAATAAGTGTTTTGTATACATACTCAGTTATATTGATCTTAGTTTCTTTACTATTAATTATTTTATCTAGATAGAATACTACATCTTTTGCAGTTCTTACACCAGGTATAAGAGTCTCATCAATAGCCTCGAGTATTTCATATAACTCATTTATAAGAAGCTCTGATGTTGCTGGTGCAAAACCTGTATGATTTATATGTAAGTCTTCAAATTCTATATTAGCTGATTTGAATATTACAGACAGCATAGACATTTCTTCAGGTGATAATGTTTTTGAAAACTCTATTAGCTTTGGATGGAGTGTGTCGACAGCCATGCTTAATGAGTTCAAAATATATGTATAATTTTCGTCACGAATTTTCTTTAACTCGGATATCTTTATACTTTCATTATCTTTTCTTTCTACAAGTCCATCTTCATCCGTATATCCATCTGCTAACATATCTCTTTTATAAAGACCATTACCAATATTTCTATGATACCATCTTGCATGCTTTGGCACATAGAATAACGCCTTAAGCTGTTCATCGGTAAGATGTGTGAATGATTCATCATCATTCGATATTCTTCTAAACATTTCTTCTATTCTTTCTTTAGCTACTGGAGTTATAGTATTATCTGCTTGTACTCTAGCAGCTGCTTTAAGAACATAGTCATAATCCTTATCGATAGTATGTCCATCTACACCAAATCTATCCGACTTTATTTCTGCGAATTCATTTAGAGTTTGCTTCATGTATGACTCACGCGCGCTTGGAGTCAATTCAATCGTTTCTTCTCTAGGTTCAAGATCCTTTATAACATTATCCTCGTCAGGCATAGTTAGTTCAGGTTCTTCATTAGTGAATCCCCAGTCTTTAAGCGGATGATTATTTGGTTTTGGAACAAACACACCATCGTCTACTTCTAATAAATCATTAAGCTTTCCACTTTGGAATAATCTTGTGTGATTTTCAATTACTTCTGCTTCCCAGAGTTCTCTATCGACATCAGACATCAATCCATACATTTCAAGTTTCTCTAGATACTTTCCATATACTTTACGAGCATCGCTCATCGTTGCTCCATAGGTAGCAGTTTCATAGTTTTGATCTTCACGATATAGACAGTCCTCAACTTCCATCATACGTCCAGAAGCTATTGCATAACTCAGAAACTCATCAAGAGTCTCTGGATCAAGTTCTGTAATCTTCTTTCCATACGGGACTTCTATATCTTCTAGTACAGCACCCACTTTCTCAGGATCTACAAATATCTCAGGATGCTTTGACTTTTCTTCATTAGCCAAAAACAACATAAGATTATCAATGGCTTCATTATACATATCCTGTCTTTCAAGGAGCTTATCCATATCTTCATCTGTAAGATTTTTCATCTTAGCAAACTCATCATCGATTTCTTTTGTATCTCCTTTATTCTTTAAGAATATGTTTGTACACCATTGCTTAAAATCCTCATCAGTGTATTCGAAAATAGGTCCAGTACCTTTTACAGTACCAGACGCTACTTCTTTAGTCTTTACTTCAACTTTATCCACTTTAGGATTTTTCTTTTTAGCCATCATCAACCTCCTACAGTTTTAAATTATATAATATATCAGCAAACATCATTAGAGATTCAGGATTAGCTATTCCGTAAAATTGTGGTTCCATAGCTTGTAAATAATTTGCTACGTCTCTAACAGTTACGCTGTTAGTTGTATTACCTGTTGTAGCCTTTGTATATTGTAATACATCTTGTAATCTTACAGGTTTTCTATTTGCTAGACTAGTCTTAATATAGTGATCTAGTATCTTTCCTAGATTTCCATTAGATGGATTTCTAGCACATAGAACAGTTCTTACTATTTCTCCAAACTTAATATCTTCAGACATACTAGTTAGTATATCAGGAATTACACTAAAGTATACTTGTATTCCTATTCCAGATAAGTATGCACTAGCATTTTGTCCTTGTACAGTTAATAAGATGTATGCTAGTAATATAGTTACTATATGTGGATATAGATTAGATTGAGCATTTACTGCTATAGTTAGAGCTTCATCTACATTCAGAGTATATGCTAAGTTTGGATCTATTAATCCTCCACTTACTATAGCGTGTATATTATTTAATACAGGCTCAGGTAAGTTGCTTCCAATTGTAACTAAATTATTATATAAGTTTACACCTTGTGGAGAATTATTTAAATATTGTGCTACTGAATTAATGTCATTTACATAACGTTGAACCATTTGTTGAAGACTCAATGTCATGTTTTGATCAACGACTGGAGCCATCATATCAACTGCTCCTATGTTCACACTTCTTCCAGGTTGCACTGAATTCATTGCTACTTGTGGAACTATTTGTAGCGAAGCATTTACCATATTATTTACAGCAGATGCTAGTGCAAAATATGATTCTGATATATTACATAGTTTTAAAGCTAGCTTATACGCATTCATATTACCACTTGCTTTAAGTATGTTTAACATATCGAATAATCCATTATTAAGCATCCCTGCTACAGTATCTTTTTCTGCAGAAACCATAGCTATTGGAGCCATTCTAGAAAGCAAACTCAATACTGTTTTAGGATCATTATTAGTATTGAACGAGTTTATATCGCTTTCGCAATAAGTTCCAGCATCGTTTCTAGGAAAAGCTGCTACATAATTGCTTCTAATAAGATTTCTTATAAGAGCAGTAGTATCATCAGTTACAGTATAGTTAAATACTTCATTAACTAAATCATCTAATACATTTGCAGAATTACCTATGTTATCAGCACCTATCATTTTATAAGGTCTAATACTTATAGGCTTTCCTAGATCACTTACCATATTATACGAATAATCATACATATTGGCAAAATTAGCTGGGTTATAAAATTTACCTACAAATTCAGAGAACGGAGTAGTTCTACTTCCATATAATCCGTCTCCTAGTGGTAAAACATTCTTTAAATAATTAGAGATATTATCTCTAAAATCTGTGATTTGTGCTTGATTGGCATTCATCATTCTAAATTCCTCCTTTAAGTTATTTATTTTAAAAATTAGTTTAAGTACATCTAAATATATATATTTATCATTTTTGTAAATAATCTCTACATATTTCTTAATTCATCTTCCATTTTCTTATTTTCAAACTCTTCGTCTATTATACATTCGTCTAGAGTTATATTATTTTCTAAGTTAAATGGCTCATAACTCATAGTACTATCGTCAGATAAATAGAACATTCTTATACTACGTCCATAATCATCTTCAGCTATTCTAAACTTATTAAGTGGCATTACTACATGTATTTCACTACTATTAGGTATAAGAGGCCTTACAGGACCTGCATTACGAAGTCCTTTTGTATAATGAACATACATAGTTTCATTCTCTATATCACGTGGAGATAATATATATCTTGAAATACCGTCTCTGTCTTTCTTAACTCCCATAGACATAAAGTTTTGATATGTAATTTGATTAGTCTCTTCATTACGCTCTTCTATAGAAGTCTTATGACAGAATATCATAAGCTCTAGTTCTGTAGAAAGTAGCTTTGATCCTGCTAAAAGACCTGCTCCAAAGTTTAGAACTGGATCGACTTGTCTACTATATTTATTACATTCTCCTATAAGGTTTCCTACTTCTCCAGAAAGCTGAGCTGCTGTTATTACTGGAATATTCTTATGTACAGCCATGTCTCTACACTCTTTTACTTTCTGTCTAAGCAGAGCAGCTCCTTCTCCTCCTGTACTTCCAAGTTGCTGATGCTTTACACTATAAACATCTAGTCTATCTACATAGTCTATAAGTACTATTATAGGTTGGAATCCTATATTTATACAGTTATTATACTCGTCTTCTACTTCATTAATAGTAGTATGATAATCTCCTGTAAGTCTTTCTATATATACTACTGGTATCTGTAATCCACTCTTTTTATTAGTCTCAAGTACAAGTCTTTCTATATCTTCATCAGTCATCTTTTTCATTTCTTCTTCATTTATAGAAACTCCACACCATTGTAAATGTCTTACCATAAGCTGTTTTCTTGTAAGCTCTAGACTTATATAAAGCACGCATGGCTTATACTCATTATTTATCATAGTACACTCGTTAGACTTACTTACATATAATGCTATATTCTGTAATATCATAGACTTACCAGAACCAGTATATGCTCCAAATAGTATACATGTTTTTCCTGTAAATCCTCCACCTGAAAGCATATCTATAGCTGGGATAGTCTTTATTCTATTAGTTACAGCCTGTCTCATATCTACTAATACAGGAGCCAGTGTTCCATGTGTAGTATCGTCATCTGGATCCATAATCATTATATTAGAAGACGCGGAACCTATTTTAATCATATTGACTTTCTTATAAAGCTCGTCTGTAGTATTCATAAACTGTCTAAGAGCCTCTACTCTTTTCTTACTACTATTTGCGTATTCTATAGTAGACAAACTTTCAGTCAATACATCTACAGTATCTTCTACTTTAGACTTTATACTTATAGCATTTACAGTATCAAGTAGGTCATTTCTATAACGCTTACTATATGAAGCATGATCATCTATGCTTACTTTTATTTCATCAGAAAACTCTGTTTGAGTTACTATATAAAGAGCTTCTTTCTCTTCACATACTCCTTCATCTAATATAGTAGTAAGAAGTTCTTGTAAGAGCTTTACATCTTTATCTTGCTTATATTCTTCATTCATATTATTAATACAACGATTAGAAGCAGATATAAATGCTCTATCTTTAATATCCTGAAGTATACAGTTTATTATATTTATAATTAATTCTTTTCTCATTCAATATCACTTCCTATTATTTCATCTATAATATGTTGTGGAATTTCTTTACCATATCTTTCCTTATAGATGTCTGTAAGTATATGAAGTGCGTCTTGAGATTTTAATACAGTTTTAGTCATAGTATAGCTTCTATCTTCTGTATTCTTTACACTAGTTTTCTTTATATATTTTGCTGGTATAGTAGTTCTCCATATATTGTATTTATACTTTGTACTCTCACTATTATCTAGAGATACATTAAATATAATATTATCATACGAGTCTCTCCTGCTATTTGCCAGTATTACATCTATAGTACTATTAACAAAGTCTAGATTTATATACTCGTGCTTTATTAGATATGGATTTTCTATGTACTCGTACTTATAATCATATTCATACAGAGTTATAAGCTTTAGTCCATATCCTTTATTTTCTGCACTATGTCCTCTTTCATTTATTATACGATTGGTATAGTATATATTCTTAAACGAAAGATCACTATGAACGTGTCCTCCGACTACGCAATATCTAGCCTTATCCATAAAGTCCTTACTATTTACTACTATAGAACGTCCCATATTAAACTTACTATCTATTTGATTTAAAGCAGGTATAGCAAAATCCATCATACCGTGGAATATTACTACGTCTGATTTATGAAACTTGTCTAGATCTGCTTTAAATAATTCATATTTACTATAATATAGTTCCGGAACTAAGAACATACTTATACCTTGTATATTAGCATTCTGCATTTCATCTACATATACAAAGTTATTTAATATCTTAGAAACATTCTCCATAACCTTTCCATCGTGACTTGGAGTTCCTCTAAGTATTATAAATAAAGTATTCTTTTCTTTACAGAACTTTGCTATATCATCTATAAAGCTTACTAATTGAGCAAATTCAGATGTTTCTGCACGCAGGTTTGCATCATCTACAGTATCTCCTGCTATACAGAATATATTAGGTCTGTGCTTTTCAATAGTAGCCTTTATATAATCTTTTATTTTAGGAATTAAACCTTCCTCTATTCTTTCAAAATGTAAATCTGATGTTATTAATATCTTACGCATAAAAATCTCCTTTATAAAACATTTTAAACGTGGTAGAATATATAGTTATTAGTTAAACAATTATATTTAGTACAAAACAATGGCATGTTAAAATTCAACAAAGGGGAGACGTGATACAATGGCGCGTAAAGAGTCAAAATTAGAATCTTTTAAGATCACCTTAGAACTATCAGCTCATATGTTCTACACTGTTTTTACTATGTTATTTGAATTAATTTTCAATATATTCAACAGCATCCTTACTGGTGTTATGCGTCATAGCGATAAACTTAAGTCAGTTATACCAGATCAAACTTTAGACTGGTTTAAGAAAGTCAATAAGGAAGCTGAAGAAAGAGAGGCTAGCTTTAAAGCAGCCAAAGATATAGTTGAAGATAGTTTTAAGAATATAAAAACTACTAACAACAATATACAGGATACTGTTAAAGAAAATGCACCAGAACCTGAGATAAATGTTAAAAATGTAGAAATAAAGACAGAGACTCATAGGACAGAAACTAAAGACGGAACTAACGGAGTAAATAACTATATAGATACTATAATAAATATTACTATAGGAGACGTTAATATAAAGAGTATAGAAAATATGAATAGCTTAATCAATGCTCTTAAGACTGCGAGTAAGAAAGTAAGCGAACTTGATTATACAAATATGACTTTAGAAGAAGTAAATGAGATTAAAGAGAAAGTAAATCAATATATAAGTCAAGTAGATTCTAGGAATTCTAATGAAGAGAATAAGAAGTAATAGGGAGTAGAAATACTCCCAAATGCATTTATTTACGAGAATTTTTAGCAAACCGATAATTATATATATTTAGGTGTATTAATGGTTAATACGTTTGTATATTTTATATTTTTATTTTATTTATCCAATGAGGAGGATGATATTTATGTTGAATGAAAAAATGTTTGATTTATGTGGTGGTACTTTTGAAGATTTAGGTGCTGGAGGAGGAAGAACAGAACACTATGTTATTAAGTTTGATAATGGATATGCACTTAGTATAGTTGCTGGATCTTGGCTTTATTCTGGTGATGGTACTTATGAAGTTGCTGTACTTAAAAAGGACGAAGACGGAGGATATAGTGTGAATTACGAACCAGAATTTGTTGAAGGGGATGTGCTAGGTTATCAAAATGTGAAAGATATTCAAAAATGTATAAATGCACTTAGTGTGTTCGGTAGTGAAGTCATTTCTTAATTTCCTTTACATATAAAAAGAAAGAATATTGTAGATATTGTGCGTCTATGATGTTCTTTTTTTAGTAAAAAATTAGCTATATATCATATAGTGTTATTATA